GTCCAATACAACGATGGGTCTAACTCGTCAAACCGCTATTGGACCTGGGATCAGTCAACGACATATGCAGACAGTCTGGCGTTGGCTGATCAAATTATCTTTTCAGTCCTCAGGCAGCGAGCGAGCGCAAGCTCGCAAGCTGTCGAGGGTGTGGGAGGGTGGGCCCGAAGGGCTCAAGCATAGGTTGAAAAAAAATAAAAAAGAAGTTGACAGGCGCAACCAGTCTGATAGTATGGGATTTTATAACAAAGAAAGGATAAAATGAAATTAAAAGTAAATTTTGAATGGAGAAAAAAAGAAGAGCCGGACCTGACGCCCGAGTTTTTGATTCGCGCAGCTCTGAAGGCAGCCGGTTACCACGTTGGGCACATTGCCGTGCAGGGCGTGTGGGACGAAGACAAACCAGCGAAGCCGCACGGACCGTGGGACGAAGACAGACTGCCTCACGAACTGGTGGCGAAGTGAAAAGAATTAAGCACAACGACCTGACGCATTACTTCCTGCGGCCGCACTCAGAGCTGCCGCGGGCGTATCTTGCCAGCTGTAACAAATTTTTTAATGGGCTCAGGCGCGCAAGCAAAAAACAGGTTGACAAGCAGAGCTCAAGCGCTTATATAGGAAATTCTAAGAAAGGATAAAATGTTAATTAAAGAAGCAAATAAAATTATTATATCATTAAGCAAGCCAGACAAAATGCCTGGTTTTGCATATGGCCTGCCAGCGTGGGAGTGTAAGACTGGCGCGAAGCTCGCGAAGGTCCCGGGCTCAGTCTGCAGCGGCTGTTATGCTATGAAAGGCAACTATACAAGATTCCCGGAAATCAAGCGCGCACAGTATAAGAGACTGGCAGCGATCAGGCACCCGCTATGGGTCCGGGCTATGGCTGCGAAGATTAACAGCGAAGCGGTGAGTAAGCATAAATATTTTAGATGGCACGACGCCGGCGACGTTCAGGACTTAAGGCACCTAGCAAAAATTTTTGAAATTTGCAGGAGAACACCGGAGATCCAGCACTGGATGCCAACGCGCGAAGCGTGGACAAAGAAGTATATAGACCGTGCACCAGCTAACCTGGTGATCAGGTTCTCTGGCACAATGATTGATCAACCGGCCGTGAAGAGCTGGCCGCACACTTCAACCGTGTCGACCGCGCCAGGCAGCAGGACTTGTCCAGCTCCGGACCAGGGCGGCCAGTGTGGCAGCTGTAGAAATTGCTGGAATAAAGAAATTAAAAATATACAATACGGTAAACATTAAGATGGAAATCAAACATCCAAATTATTATAAGAATTTGCGTAAGCTAGCTAGGTTACGCAATAGGGACCAGGCTATTAGTCTACAAGCTTCGACGGAAGACGCAGGACGTACGCCTGGGACCGGCCAACAGGCCGACGAGCCTTCAAGCTCTCAAGCAGGGGGGCGGGTGGGCCCCAAGCGCTCAAGCTCAGTTTAGAATGATTCTAAGGTGTCAAGCGCTCAGGCGTCAAGCGGTGCGCGGATCAAGATTCGTTGGATGTGATCCCAATCATCAATGGCCACAGGCTTCGAGCCGTGGTAGTCTGCAAGCAGATCGAGGATCGCTGAACTCTCATAAAGTTTTATAGAGCCAAGACCGGCGTCTTGGGCTATGATGAAATTCCGTTTGGGACGAGTTAAATGGAACAGTTTTTGGTGTGGACTAAAGTGTATTTTCTTACCTCTTGTGACCTTCATCTCAAGCATAAAAAAACCACAGTTTTCGTGGTATCCCAACAAATCTGGCACACCAAAGGATGCCCAAGATTCGAGTCTAGTCCATTGAATTTTAGGTGTATTTTTTTTAATTTTTTGCCAAAGTTTTGACTCTGGTTTCATAGTACATTGACTTTTATAGTACAAATCTGTATAAGTCAAATTGATGACAAGAACACCCATACTTACAGATAGACAAAAGAAATTTGCAGAATTACTAGTGTATAATGAAGGTAAAATGAGCCCAGCAGAGTGTGCTAATGAAGCTGGCTATAAGACTCGATCAAGACAATCAGCATCAGAACTTAGGAATCCTAGAGTATATCCTTTAGTTGCTAAATACATTGGAGAGTTAAGAGCAGAGGTGCAAGAGAAGTATGGAATTAACTTTGAAAAACACATTACAGAATTAGCTAAAATTAGAAATGAAGCCTTAAAGAAAAACGCATGGTCTGCGGCAGTCAATGCTGAAGTTGCGCGAGGCAAAGCCGGAGGACTCTACGTAGACCAAAAATTAATTATGACCGGTAATGTTGATAATTTATCTGCGGATGAAATTAAAGAAAAGCTACGTAAAATCCTGGACGACAATAAAGAATTGATTAATATTACGCCTGATGAAGTTGAGTTAGATAAAATAGAATTACCAAAAGGATAAGTCCCTGGTGACTATTTAATAGACCATTACACTTATTATAAAATCTTCTGATAATATGATAAAATTCTCTAATCCTACTTAGGAACATTACTATGTCCCGCAGCTATTTTTCTTTTCATTCTCTCGTTTACTTCTTCCTTTTTAGGAAACAGCTTTAACCAAAGACTTTTTACTTTGTTTATTAGTTTGTTTAACATTTTTACTCCTTAATACCCCTTGTGGATTAGGCCCACGTACTGGTGGTATTGCCTTCCATTTTACGTTAGGCATATTCTTAGTCAAGGTTTTATTTATCATTTATTTTTTCCATTTTAATTATACATCCAAGTGGATATACATTTCTATCAGAAAATAACTCATCACCATCTTCATAAGAAGCAAAGGTCCAAAGATTCTTACGGTCTTTTTTAAATACATATGCCTGAGTAATCATAGTGCTTGGTGTAAACTTTTCAAATTCTTCTGCCGTAGCATGCCCGGCATCTCCCGTGATGTCACTCCACGTAATTTTGTAGAAGTAATACTTTTTATTTTTAATAACAGTATGTTTGTATTTAGATTTCTTCGGACGTTTTGGCATAGGAATCTTATACTATAGGGGAGATTTTAGGCAATTTTTTTCTTATGGAAAATAAAAAGGTCGCGCGCGCCGAGTAGCAGACTGTGCCAAGGCAAAAGTGCAAAAAAGCTAGTAAATACACCATTTGTGCCAAGCTGTGCCAAGGGGCGTGGCACACTATTATTCGCTAATACCAACACTTCTAAGCCAAAATAGGGGTGTGCCAAGTGTGCCAGAGGTTTTTTCTTATGACGAAAAAAAAACATAGGGGCAAAAATTCCACTTATGTTGGCACACTAGTCGTATTTCTTAACAGTTGTGCCATTTCTAATAATTTTCTTGACACCAGATCCCAAAATATCAAACGTGGCGTAGGGTTTCCACTGTTTACGAATCAGATTTAGTTCTAAAATCAGATTCGACCATTGTTTGGGACTTATGTTTTTCCCTACTATATTCACCTTTTTCATAGTCTATACACAATTTACCATCTAAATGGTCCAGTTCGTGTTGAACACATCTGGCCGCTAGATTGTAAAATGTCTTTGTTTGCTCCTCTCCTTTCTCATCTTGGTAGTTTAGAGTAATTCTAAGGTACCTTTTTACTTCTCCTCTTTTGCCTGGCGCAGATAAACACCCTTCAAAATCAATCATAGATTCTTTAGATTTTTTATATAATACAGGATTAATAAATACTTGTGGATTGGTACCACTTCTAGTGCAATCCATTACAAATATTCTACGTTGGTAGCCTACTTGTACGGCTGCTAGGCCAATACCATGATTTTTATACATCATTTTAATCATCCATTTAATTAATCTTGCGGTTTTATCATCCAAAGGAAACTTAACAGGGGACGACACTGTTCTTAAAAATACATCTGGATATGTTACTATATCTGTCATAATTTTATGGGGCTTCCACTCTCGCTTCCACCCCACTCCCTAGGAATTCTTAACTCTGCTTAAAAGTAGGGGACATGAATCTTTTCAAAGATTCTGCTTTAAGTACTACTCTTGCAGGCTCCGGTGAATTTATTAATTTACTTTCTTGTAATTCTATTTTTCTAATTTCTTCTAATCTTCCATCCATTGTTTCTATATAGATTGGACAGTCTGATATAACTGTACCTTTTTCATTTAAGGTAAATTTACCTAATACTTGTTGAAAATCTCTTACTCTCATCTATTTTCCTTCCTATTTGTTTTACTAATTCATACCATTTCTTTTTCCACATTTCTCTCATTTCTCCACCTGTTTTATGATACATATTTGCTATGTTATCCAGTCTTTTTTGATCTTCCTTGATAGTACTCATCTACTCTCCTTAAAAAGTTATGTTTATATTTTTGAAACTCAAGTCCTTCAATAACAAACTCTTGATAAAAATTATCTTTACTACACATCATAATCACACCTTTATCTATTTTAGTTTTATAAATAAAATTATGAGCCATGGCGTAAGCAGCCAATTGAAGACAATAATCTTCAATCCATTCTCTTTTTTTTGGCTTATTGGTTTGTTTGAAGTCTATTATAGTATCCTTACCTTTGTGGATACCTACTAAATCTGTTTGCCCTGCGTATAGACCAGGATAATATAAGGTACATTCTGTACCATAAAATTCTGTAACATTACAAAGTCCTTGTTCAATAACTCTAATTGCCATGTTGTGTGCTTGTTTACCAACTTCTGTTTCATCGAGATATCCTTGTTCTAAAATATATTTTTCAAGAATCTTGTGCATTGCTGTACCTCTAGCGGCGGCCTCATCCACGATCCGCGTCGCAATCTCCTCTCCCTTCGATGCGCGCCACTTTGCTAACGCTTCAGTCTTCTCGGCTGACTCAGTCGCTGACAATATAGTCGTGACACTCGGAAGTTTTTCTTTAGTAATAATATAATGACGTTGACCGTCTACCGATTCGCGTACCGTTTTTGGATATCTATAACTATTTTTTAATTTCATTTTTTTTTATACAATTCTTTTAATTCTTTTTTATGAACTAAATTATCATATTGTCGGTCCTCTTTTTCTCGAGCGAGTTCAGCTTTTAAATTTTCTATTTCCTCTTTTAACTTTTCTATTTGTAAAGTTAAATCTCCTTCTCCTCTATCTTCCATAATTTTTTTAGCTTTCATTTTATTTTTTCGATGTAACTCCGGTATTCCCCATCTAGTTTGGTCCGTCATTTTCCCTTTCCTTTTTGTTTCTTAATGATTGTTGATAAGATTCATTTAATTCATCTTGTTCTCTTTTTCCAAATATTCTATCAAATTCTTTTCGATACAAATCGTTAGAAACCCTTGATTTTCCATCAAATTTTCGACCTTTGGGTCTAAGTTTATTTTTTAATTTTTCCATATAACTTTTTTATTTTTTTAAAAATATATAAAGGCAAAAGACCTAGTAATAAAAAATCTCCTATCATTCTAAATGCATTATCTCCTTGTACTCTTGTAAACTCACAACCTTATTATTCATTACTCTATTATTCTTATCGGTATAATGGTCTATAACTTTTTGAATTTTAGGTAGTTTTGTATGGGCGTAGGGAAATAATAAACAACACACGTAGAACGCGTCTCTAAAAGTGCAACGCCATCTGTATTGCATTAAATACTTTGTACCATCTACTCTTTTTCCTTTACGTGGTTTTTTAGTCAACGTACCTACACCAAGGATTTGATGAGTCCATTCTAGTACTGATCTATCGGTCATTGTAATTTCCATACTGATACGCATCGAATTAGATATTCTATGACCAATTCCTTTATGTTTCTTTTTCTTTTCCGGTCCGCGCTTATAGTGTATCGAACCTTCTCCGTCGAATAGACCAGAAATATAAGCTAATTCATTATCTTTCATCTTCGTATAAAATTTGTTCCTTTCCATCATAGTCATAATAATAACCAGATACTTTTTTCTTTTTTCTATTATATTTCTTTTTAGATTCTACTCTTCTTTGTTTATATTTAGGCGTTCTCAGGTCTTTGGCTACAACGTTTTTTGTCATTGTAGCCTGGCCTGTTTAGTCATCTCTTGTAATTCTTCATAGGTTGGCTCTTCTAATGAGAGCTCTCCTTGAGACTTACATTTACCACACTGAACAATCATATCATAAATTTTGATATAACCATTCCCATTACATTTATCACAAATGTATTTGTGATTAGCTGTTTTTATCTTTGCCATTTGTTTTTGCACCTTTGTTGTCTTTAAAAAATCTAATAAGTCTTCCAATCATTTTAGAGCGAGTTCTATTAGTTTTTTGCGCAAGAATAGTAAGATCTTCCCAGTCTTTTTTAGGTACTGATAAAGATTTATATTTAGCAGGGTCTGCCATTTTGTTCCTTTCTTTTAATTGTTCTTCTCATATATGGGAATTTACAATAAAAAAACAAGTGTTGCAAGTATTATTTTTTTAATATATTATTTAGATCTCTTCTCACACCTTTTGTTTGTTCGTCCCTTTCTTGGGACGGACAGACAAGGATTTAGAATGATTCTAAGTTTCGTGAATTCCAGAACAAGAAAACGTAATAGATATTTTATGTTTATTGACCTCAGTAGGACCAATTTCTTTTAATTTTCTAGCGGCTTCTTCGTAGCCAAATATACTACAATCATAAGCCGTATCAAATTGCGTAGGCCATTGGTATGGTGGTAAACAATTGCCGCTTACATAGCTGCACATTGTTAGTAATAACACAAATTTCATTATCTCCCTTGACGGTTGTATTTTTTAAAACTTCTTTTCTCACTTTTTGATAATTTTTTTTTATGACGTCTAGGCCTTTTCGGTGGTTTTTCTCTGGGTATAAAATGAGTAAATTTAACTCGTGCCATCTTCGTCTCGCCATTCTCTTACAAAGGGTTTAGAACCTTTAGGTACTTGGATGGCTGGCAAATAAGTTATCTTACCATTTATATGTTGTTGTAAGTCTGCTCCGCAAGTTATACATCTATAAAATTCTTTAGATAATCCTATTAACATAGTGTAGTGATTACACGTTGGGCATTTACCGTTAACAATTTCTGCTGTAACTTTCATTATTCTAAAATTAATGCTCTAATGTTTTTTCTACCTTGATATATCTCGGTTTCAGCCTTACCCTTATAGCATTTATAAGATATAGATTCACTGTACTGTCTCTCCGCCGTACGCTTGCCGCGAAGGCATGCGGCCATCGAGGGTTGAATAAGGTGTTCCTTAATTTCTCCGTTTACGAACATTAGTAGGGCAAAAACAATTTCTGTCATTTTAACAATTCCATTTTCTTAATGATTTAGATAATCTATCATTACCTGTATTATTACTAGGCTTTTGTCTTTTACGCATCCCGGTCATCCTCGCGCAAAAGCTTTTTCTACGGTTGGCAGCTTTAGATCCTTTTTTTAATTTAGAAGGTTTAGTTGTTACCGCTGTCTTAAGTTTAGACCCAGGATTAGCTGCTCTATAAGAAGCTACGCCTTTTTTGTTTAAGCCTCCTGTTGGATTTTTTCCTTCTTTTCTTTGCCACGCGGGTGTTCTTCCGCCAGAGGCCATATAGGCTCTCCCATATCCTCGTAAAGCAGGTCCTGTCATTAGGCCTTACTTCTTCTAAAAGCACTAGCAGTGGGTGCACCTTTAGCTCCTTTTTTTCTCATTTTTTCTCCACGTTTTTTTTTCTGATGAATGTTGTACCACAAACCTTTTTTAGCAGTGCGTCCATCTTTAGTTTTATGGGTTCCTTTTGACATTAGTGTGTACCTCCATTTGTATATTTCATGTCTCTATTTGCATCTTTTAGTTTTTCTATATCTTCTAAAACTTTATCCATTTGTTTTCTTAAAAATTCTATATTAACTTTGTTTAAAGCCATTGACTCAATATGTGCATTTAACTTATCCGTGGACTTGTATAAATCCTCGATCATCATAAATTGCTCGGAATCTGCAGGAAGCGAACCAAGTTGACCCCGAGGCCATTTGATTCTAAAATCTGTATTCTCAATTAAATCTTTTGACATTAACTCTACTTGAGTTTGAAGTTTGTTTTGTGTCTCAATCACACCGAAGTAAGCCCACGTTCCAATTGCAACGAGCGCTATCAAAGACGCTACCGTCTTCATCGGCATTTGTACTGCTGCTTCTTCTGAAATTTTAAGTGCCATTAGTTATAACTATACCCTGTGTTGCCTTGATTTAATTTTTCAAATAATTTTTTATGTTGGTCCATAATTTCTTCATCCATGTCAAACATTTCATCCATCTTCTGATCCATTAATGTGATTTGCATTTCAAGTTTCTCAACTTTATTTTGAAGCACAGCTTGACCTGTAGAAAGTTCAAATGTTCTAGATAGACTCCAGCCTCCTAAAGCAATTAGAAGTCCTACTAATAAAGTTAAAATTTTTTCCATCATTTAGGTAAGTACCCAGGTTCCATAAAGAAAGCCATTAGGACAAGTAATATAATTAATATTCCAGTGAAATAATAATTCATTCCTGGCCCCCTCCATTGTCATAACTAGAATAATATTATTCCAATTACAAAAGCAGTTGTTGCAGCAAGAACACAAACTTTATGATTGTGCCACACTTCCAAAACTTTATCTTTAATTTCACTTATCATCATTATCCTCCAATGTTTTAAGATCATAGTCGTACATACCCTTCTCGTGTTCGTCTGTGATCCATTTCGCAGAATTTTCTACGGAGTATATCTTATCTGTCACTAATCTATTAATCAAGGTTTTGTTTGGGTCTACTCCCATAGAAGGATCATATATTTTTAGTCTATTATTTGGCTGTATTGCGTAGTTTCCGTCTTCTAATTCTATTACGTGACCACATTTATGTTGATCTGGTTTTTCAGAATAACCAAAATTTAATTCGTTAAAGTCTCCTGCGCACCAATCTATTGTAAATAAATACTTACCTTTTCTTTTTACATTACGTCTAGATGTATATTGCATTGTACATCCTGCAATTTCATAAAAAGTTGTAACACTCACATTATAACTAAAACAATCCCACATAACTAATTCATCAAGTGGTAATTCTTTTACTCCAGGTTTTGTGCAAAAAGCTGAGATAGGTGCTCTCCACCATAGACCACCATCTTCCATTAAAAAATGAAACATAGGTACTCTGTTTGGGATAGAACTAAACCCAAATATTCCTACTTCAAAATATTTATCATGTGAGTCTTTTTGATTTCGTAAATAATTACCTCGAACGTAACATTCTATAATTGGTATGTTTGCATTTAAATAAGCCACTATTTAATTTCACCCCAGTTAGCCCCCGACTCGTAATCTACTTTGTTAGGAACTTTTAATTCTACCGCAGACTCCATAATTTCTATTATGTTTTCTGCTTTTTCATTCGATTCCACTGAAATATCTACTTCATCATGAATTTGAATGTGAGGTATTATACCATTTTCATATAGTGCTACCATAGATTTTTTTGTCATATCAGCCGCGCTACCTTGTATTAATTTATTTAAAGCTTTGTATGTAAACGCACGCTTCAATGGTTCATCATATTCTTTTCTAGCTAACTCTAAAGGTAAAGGTTTAAACACTCCAAACTGTACTGGCTGCCACAAATCAAAATGACACGCTCTACCTAGTAAAGTTCTAATTTTTCCTCTATCATTTGCTTTACGAGATACATTATCCATCAATTGTTTTACAAATGGAGCTTTAGTATGGTATTGTCTAATTAATTTCTCTGCCGATTCTTTCATCAATCCTAGTTCAGCCATTAATTTATTTTTACCCATCCCATACATAAGACCTAAATTAATCGTCTTAGCCTGCTTTCTTTTTATGCCTGCCATATCTGCCACGACTTGATGGAAATCCGCGTCTCCGGCGTTGTATGCGTCTACAATTTCATCAACTCCCTGCAAATTTTGCAGTTTTGCGTAATGTACCAAAATTCTAGGTTCCTGTTGAGAGTAGTCAAATGATCCCCATTTAGAGTTTTCTTCAGGAATAAATATAGATCTAATCATTGGACCAAGTTCAGGATGTCTTGCTGGAATCTGTTGTAAGTTGGGATTGCTCATAGAGAATCTACCTGTTACAGTTCCACCTGCATCTGATCTAATTTGATTTATATCTGCGTGTATTCTTCCATTAACGGCGTGTTTAGTTATTGAATCAATAAAAGTACTGTGTGCTTTATTTAATTCTCTCGCTTCTGCAATTGCTTGAGGCAATTCATGTGGATGATTCTGTAAAAAGTTTTTAGTAAAACTAGGTTCTTTACTTTTTTCTGTTCTATCATATGGAAGTTTTAATTTATCAAATGCTTTTGCAATTGATCGCGCTGCCATAATTTCTACATCGACATTAGTTAAATCTTTTATTTTTTTAATTAATTTTTTTTCTCTTTCTATTAAGTCTTTTTTTATTTCATCTGCTCTAGTAAGATTTACTCTGACTCCTTTAAATCTCATATCAATTAAACAAGGAAATAATTTTGTCTCCAAATTAAATACATCCCAAAGTTCTTGTGCATATAATTCATTCTCTAATCTTTGCCAAAGTCTCAAAGTAGACTCCGCATCACGCTCCGCGTACTGCCCAACAAAAAGCGCTGGCAATCTCCATAAATCTTTTTTAGCATCCAATCCATACTCTTTAGCTGCCGCTTGTAAAATTTTTTCATCCTTACCTACACCGGTATAATGTTTAGCAAGTATATCTAATCGATAAGATAATCTGTTTTCATCTATTAATGATGCTGCAATCATTGTATCTACAATTTTTCCTTTGATACTTAAACCTGCTGATCTTAACCAGCAGACATCATACATTGCATTGTGAAATATAAAGGTAGTTTCAGTTTGATTAAATAAATCTTGAAGCCATGAAAACACCAGTTTTTTGTCCATATTTCCACCGGACTGGTGTTGTATAGGGAAATAGCCTGACCAGCCCTCTACGGCCACCGCAACGCCAGCAATGTGGCCTTTTCCAGTGACATTCCCCGATCCAAGCTCAATTAAATGTGGATCATTTGTCTCTAAATCTATGGCAACTTGTTTAGCGCCACGTAAATCTTTTAGTTCTTCGGGCATAACCCATTCCGTTTCCGGTGTGAATAACGGGATTTGGGTACTCCTCACGAGTAGTCCCTTTCCAATATCATTTCTAAATAGTGTATTGCCTTCTTCACATCTTCCTCTTTTCCTTTTATCGCGTGGCGACAAATATACTTTATAGCATTTCCTTCCGCAAACAAGAGTTTATTTTCATTTATAAACTCTGCTGGCTGAATCTTCATATTTCGGTAATGCTTCCCTCCGACCTGCTTGTCTAGTGATTCGTAGGTCATTCCTTTAAACATATCTTTATTGGTCATAATATATAAGCCTTGTCAAAATCTCTTGGGTCCAGGACATGTAATTCGCGTTTCGCTCTTGTAGCTCCAGTATAAAATAATCTATGTAATTCATCTGGATCATAACTAAATGTTTCAAGTGCTGCGTTCGTTATGTCTTGCATCAATAAAACTTTGTCGGCCTCTCCTCCTTTCGCTCCATGTATTGTTGACATTATTATACGAGGATTTTTATTTAACGTTTCACCATTCGCCCTCATGTTACGAATGTAATTCTCAGTAATAGGATCTAGTCCTTCAAAAGACTCAAACCAAACTCTATCAATGATTAATCCATGATTATCTTCACATTCTTTTAATGTATATTTATCTTCAGAGTGTAATGTTTTACCTTTTCTAAAGCCTTCTAATACATTAGATCCAAGATACTCATAAATATTTTTTATCTCCAAATGATTTAGTAAGCCACCTTTACGCCAAGCTTCCCAATTATTTAATGCTAATAATAATTTTAAAGATATAGAATTACGTCCTTTAAATTGATAATACCATCCTCTTAATTCACACACCTCTTTAACTTGATTTAAAAAATGATTTGCCGAAGATAAAATTAACCAATTACCTTCACTCATATCTACCTGAGTAATGTCAGAATATCTTTTTAATATACCATGCTCTTCTCTAGGTTTATAATTTTTATCAAATCTATTTTGTACCTGTCCGATTATTTTCTGTGACAGTTCGTGTATAGGTCCCCCAGGAATCCTGTAAGATTGATCTAATGTTTGTATATCATCTACTTCTTCTTTTAATGCAATAAAATGATCCACATCTGCACCAGCCCATTTAAAAATAGCTTGGTCATCGTCACCAGCTATGTAGGTTTTATCTGCGCGACTCCAAATCTTTCTTACCATTTCCCATTGTAGTAATGACAAGTCTTGTGCTTCATCTATAAACAAAACTTCAAATTTATTTGTAGATTCTTTTAATAAAAAATCTTCTAATAAATCATTAAAGTCTTTTAATCCTTTTTCTTTTTTAAATCTTTTAAGTTCTTCAGCTAATAAGAATAAAGTATTTCTTTCAATGTCTAGAATATTTTGTCTCGAATCATAATATTCTAACAGATCTAATCTCTTCACTGCTGCCGTATTTATTATGGTTAGGTATTCATTATCAGAATTAAATGTACCATCACTCTCAGAAAACTTTGCAGTCTTAATAGGGATGCCACATTTTTCTCCAAACTCTTTATAATCATCCGGACCCATCATCTTTTCTTTAGTCATTCCTAATTGATTGAATGCATAAGAATGAAGAGTTCTAAAAAAAGCTAAATCATTATCTACATCCAGCCCAAATTTTTCCGCAGCCCTAGTCGCCGCTTCTGTAGCAGCTTTTTTAGTAAAAGAAAAATAACCTATTTGTTTAGGCCTTATTCCTTGCTGGATAAATTGATCCACTAAGTTTAACAAGGTTGTTGTCTTGCCTGTTCCCGGTGGTCCTAGTATTATTGTTTTCATATTTTTTTAATTTTTTAATTAATATTTTGTTATGTGCTTGAGTATCTTCTAGTTTATGTTCCAAATGAGAAATCTTAGCCTGTAGTCTTGCGTACCAATTAATACCTATTCTAGATTTCATTAGAAATTTTCTTCTTGATAAGGAATTTTAGAAACAGAAGCATCCGTTTGTTTCATTGTTTTAATTTTAATCAGTCTTGGTTGTTGCTTTTTAATTCTCACTCTCTCTTCACATATAAACCCTTCAAGTCTTTTTAATAAATTTCCGGTATAAGTTTTATCTTTTTCCCAATGATTTCTCTTGCAAAAATTATAAAAATCTTCCATTCTAAAATATGTAAATTCTCTTTTTTCATCTGTGTATGGAAGTTTATTAAATATATCATCCATAGTTCTTGCTGATTGTCTATTAGTTGTCCAGTCTTGTAGCAATCCTGTAATTTCATTTTCTGGATTTAAAGATTCTAGAGGTTCTACTTCTTGTAAATCTTGCATCATTGGTTTTAAAAAATGTTGTTTCCAATCTTTTGGTTTTGGAATTGGTACTACCAAGTTTGCTTGATCCAAGCACGCTAATGCAAATAAATTTGGACTATATAGTTGTTCTGTTTTTAATTCGATCCGCGCTTCACCCACATCTAAAAACCATTGTGGTGGCGTTGAAGAATATTTTGTAAGACTTCCAAGTATTGGCATTTCTTCTTCACCAAATCCTACACCAAATCTTTTTGTTCTACATAAACTCGCTTGACATACAGCGTTAATAGGTGCGTCTTTACATCTATACTTGTCATAACCTTTTCGATTTACTGATTTAATTAATTGTTGAACCTCATTATTACTTAAAGGTGGTTCCATATATTGATGATTTGCCTTTACAATCTCATCTTCCCAAGAATCTGGTTTAGATTGTTTATAATAAACTGCAATATTAAATAATGCATTGTTTCTTGAGCCCTCCCCAAAACCAATTGTTGCCAATTTGTTTAAACAAGGAGGACCACCAGGAAATGCTTCTTCTATTTTTTTCTCTTCTGTTTTGATTGCTTCGACTTGATCTTTTGTGCAAGCCCAAACATCATAGAGCTGATAAAATTCCTCAAGTGTACAACCGGCGCCATTATCGTTGATAGCATAACGTAGTCCTTTCATTCCATTATAGTAGGGTAAGTTTAAAAAGTTTCCAGTGTCCCCACGTTCCACTAAAATTTCTGTTTGTTTTGGAAAAATTTCTGAACCTTCATACCCAAGTATGATTGCTATTTGTTTTAATTTTGATTGCATCAAAGATGCAGGAATATTTTCTTTTGTAAATAAAAATACGTGAGCCCCGCCAGATTTAGATCGGCAGACTATTAAGGGGAGATTAAGTTTACGAATACTTTGTATGAGGCTAAGATGGTCAAAGTTATATTCGTCGATATCAATACACCCCCAACGACAACTATTGTCTTCAGTAATAGGAATGATGCCGAGCGCTGGGCCTTTGCCTTCGAGGTGGTTTCTCCATAAAGAGTCGGTAACATCCCCCCTAACAATAAAAGCCTTACCTTTTTGTTTTCCGTTTTCTCCTCGCTCACCGGGTTGGTATTGTCCATAAGCGATTTTTAATCCTAAAAATATTGATTTAAACTTGTCCATTATCATTTCTCAATTCTTTGTAAAGGGCGAAGTTGCCTTCGCCCTCATATTTATTTAGTAAGGAGTTGCTTCGCTTACTTTCTCTTCTACATCAGCTTTTGTTTGAACGCTCCCTTTAGAAACATTTCCCGAAAAATCTTTTGCACTTAAGTACAAAGACTTATCTTGTTGTCCTAAAATTCTGTCCTGTGTTACAATCCAGCCGTACCAAGAACCTTTATCGTTCTTTTGTAGCGTAGATGCTAGATTATAAACCACTCCATGCATAGGAGGGATAGCAAATCCACCCTTGCCATCAGCAATTTGTATGGTTTTCATCATAGAATTCCATTTTTTACTGACATTTAATTGAGTTGATTTCATTGTAATCAAAGCAGGTGTATAACCACCAGACTTTGTTTCAATCATCACATAGTAAGATGCTGTCTCTTCTAAATAATTACCATTTGGTAATCTAATTTTAGAGCCTTCTCTCTTACCTGTCGCGATTACCGGACTGTTCGGTAGGTGTACAGCCACAGGAGCACCTGGACCATCGCCTCTATCCGACCATTCTGGATAATCTTTTTTGTAGTAACAAGGAATAGCCTTGATACCTATTTTACCATCGTATAATTCGCTGGTAACAGTATTATAGATCATACCAGGTTTGGCACCTTCTATATACTTTGCATCACCTTCAGTTACCTGCGGTGATAGTTGTCCCAAGATTCTGACAAATGGTAACGCCATGTCTTCTTGCGTCATATTTTCAAAACCTTTGGATATGTCATCACCAAACAATGCTAGTGATGTGTCTTCTTTAGCTTTTATTTCATTAGCCATTATACATTCTCCATTAGTTATTTCCGAGTTATTTTAGTTTTGTCTTTAATCCAAGTACTAAAGACATCAGAAGGCATATCGAGCCCGGACTCGATACGCTCCCTGAATAGAGCAGTTAATGTAGCCCAAGCCACATCAGATTTCTGCTGTGGTTCAAACCCATTCTCTGCCGCAAGGTCCAACAATTGCTGTGCCTTGTTATCTTCTCCTTTTCCAAAAGTTACAAAAATATTGTTTTTAATAATATCTCCTAACCCTTGGTCACGAAGCCATTTATAAGCCTGCGCTCTTCTATCTTCATCTTTAGGAAGAGTGCACCTAAATTCTTTTTTAACAGATACTTTCGATCCATCAGCTAATTTAATTTCTGATAAACCTTGTTCTGCTAGTAATTCTGGAATTACACGAGAGCTAATATCATCAGCTTCCGCTTTTTTTGCTTTGAGTTGCTCTTCTAAATTAGCAATCTCATCTTCTTTTTGTTTTAACTTTACACATTCATGTGCAACAGTTGTTACTTCTACATTATCTAAAAGATCTTTTGAATCTTCTAACATCATGTTTCTTACATCTTGACTCATTTTTATCCTTTCTGATACATATCTACTTCAAGTGGATAGTATCTATATTCACGTTTGTCCCACTTTAATATATTAAACTGACCGCCTGTTACTTCATGAACTGCTGCAGTAGATATACCTATTATAACAGGATCACCCACAGCAAGCAAATAATCTTCCTTTCGAAAGTCTTGTAAATTTTTTTTCATCTTCTGCACATAAGGAGCAGTAGAAAAAATTGCTTGATCCCTGTTGGGTAAGCATATTACAAGATAACCATAATCAGACGCACTTAATATATTTATGTTAGGCGCTGGTTGTTGAACCACATAAACAAATCTTTCTTTTGGATTTGCTTTATGAAATTCTAAAAAGCTTGCCAAAGAGTCTGGTTTATATAATTCAAATATTTTATTTTTCATTTCTTACTTCTTGACATCTTATATAAGAGTGTTTATATAATTGTCAACTAGAAAGTAGAAAAAAATTATGATGTATAAATTTAAAACAGAGCCTTATGCTCATCAAATTACTGCGTTAGAAAAATCGTGGGATAAATTAGTGTATGCGTATTTTATGGAAATGGGTACAGGTAAATCAAAAGTATTAGTAGATAATATGGCTATGCTTTACGATAAAGGTAAAATAAATGGGGCGTTAATTATAGCACCTAAAGGTGTGTATAGAAACTGGTATTCACAAGAAATACCAAATCATTTAGCTAGTCATATTGATCATAAAACAGTACTATGGACTGCTTTAACATCTAAAACAAAGGATAAAGAGTATCAACAATTATTTAAAATAGACTTAGACCTTCACATCCTTATTATGAATGTTGAAGCTTTTTCGACTAAAAAAGGCCTAGAATTTGCCACAAGATTTCTTAATTGCCATAAATCTTTAATTGCTGTTGATGAATCTACAACTATTAAAACTCCTACTGCAAAAAGAACAAAAGCTATTTTAGCGTTAGGTAAACTTGCAAAATATAGACGTATTCTTACCGGCTCACCCGTAACTAAATCTCCTTTAGATTTATATACTCAATGTGCTTTTTTAGATGAAGAATTATTAGGGTTTGGGTCTTATTATACATTTAGAAATAGATATGCGGTAATGAGAAATGCAAACTTTGGAGGTCGTAGAGTGCAACTTATTGCAGGCTATCAAAGACTTGATGAATTATCAAAAATACTTAAACCTTTTTCAGATAGAGTATTAAAAGAGGATTGTTTAGACTTGCCAGAAAAAACATATGTAGAAAGAGAAGTAGAATTGACTGATGAACAAAAACAAACATATTCTACCATGAAAGCCGCGGCCCTTGCTTCATTGAATGGCAAGAGAGCTACTGCTCCACACGTCTTAACACAGCTTATGCGTTTACATCAAATTACGTGTGGTCATTTAAAAAATGATGATGACACCATTACAGAATTAAAAAGTAATAGAGTTAGTTCTTTATTAGACCTATTAGAAGAGGTTGAAGGAAAAGTTATTATTTGGGCTAACTATGTATATGATATTAAACACATTGTTGCCGCAATTGCTAAAAAATATGGAGAAGATTCAATTGTGCAATATTATGGCGCAATTCCGTCAGAAATGAGGCAGAAATATATTGAAACATTTCAAAATCCAGAATCAAAAGCACGATTCTTTGTAGGAAATCCGCAAACCGGTGGTTATGGAATTACTTTAACTGCAGCTAATACAGTAGTTTATTATTCTAATGGATATGATTTAGAAAAAAGGCTACAGTCAGAAGACAGAGCACACAGAATAGGGCAAAAGAAGGCGGTAACATATGTCGATCTTATAACACCAAAAACGGTAGATGAAAAGATAAGAAAAGCCTTGAGAAAAAAGATTAATATAGCAACGGAGATAATGGGAGAAGAATTAAGAGAATGGATTTAATTTTATTAAATGATGGTTTGTATCATCTCGTAGAGGTAACTAAAGAAATGATGAAAGGAATAGAAATTATGCAAGACGTAGATTGCTTTGATCTATGTGACATACTACGTTTACATCTGACCACGTATCACGAGCCACCATTTAACGTACATGTTATGAATGATGGGAGTGGTGATTTTTATGGCTGTATATGCAAGTAAAAAAGAAACATGGCGGAGCACAACAAGAGTCCATGTTAATAAAATATTATGCTGATCAATGGTGTAGAGATAATGGCTATCCATTGCAAAAAAGATATTATAAGACCGTTAGTAGGCGTCCAAGTTCTGCAGTATTGCGTTCCACTGTACGTCAGCGATGACCTGAAAGGGTAGCAACGAAAGCGGCGCCAGCCACGTTAGTACGTGCACGGAAAGCGTGGGGGCCGAATGATATATAGGATTTTCTAGGATAAGCTAATTTTTCGCAAAAATTAAAAATGAGTTTATATGTCTTGTAATCCAGTTTCGCGATTCAAATATTTATATTCAATTTTGTGAATATCAAAATCATCCATAATTTTTTTACAGATTTCTGTATGTTTAAATTCTCCACAAGAATAAATATCAAACTGCATTAGTGCTGGGTGTGGTTCATCCCAAACGTGCATTACAATGTGAGAAGTTTCTATAACAGCAATACCAGTGATGCCTCGGTTACCTTCCATTGAACAATACTTAACGTAAGGACCCATCATTACTTTCATATTGATGGAGTCAATAAACTCTTTCATCCACTCTGTTAATTGTTCTTCGTCTGTTGGAGGTCTTACAGCTTCGGCACGAATAATAAGATGCTTATGCACCAACAAACTGTTTTGCATAACACTATCCTACTACTTGTCCGTCTTTCCATTCCATATCTGGAAGGCCGTTTTCATAGCTCTTCCCGTCGTAAGTTAAAACTTGTTTTCTGTTAGCACCTTTTTCATTGTACGAGACGTGAACCCAGCCACCTGCTGGATCGTCTTTGTTGTAAAACTCGAGTATTAATTGGTCAAAATCTACGTTATTAGAAAGCCAGTAAGCAATTTTAATATTTGGAACACCTGCAATCTCGAAATCAACGGCCTGGCCACGTGCATGCTGCGACGTTTTTTTGCTGCCGATCGCTTCACACAGCGCCTCGGACCTGTAGCCCGATGTTATTGTAATTGGTTTGTCAAAGTGTGCCCGAGCTGGTTCTAATATTTCATAGCATACGTTTTCTAAATTTTTTATATCACCAGATCCTGGTGAGTTATCAATACCTTTACGCGTAGCGGTCATTGACTTAGTCATCTCTTCAAGTTTGAAGTGTTTACTTAATTGCATCGTCCCTCCTTAAAATATAAATCCTTTTATGTCTAGTATTCTTTCTAATAAAACTAGTGACACAGCCCCCACCGTGCCCAATAATACCCAATAGATTTTGTCTATCTTGCCGCCCAATTCGTGAATGCCTTTGTGCATATGATATTGTGATCGTTTAAGCCCTGTGATGTGTCCATACAAGGAGATGAGATGTTCTCTAGTGCTTTTAGGTTTTATTTCCATTAGGTTAATTTTGTTTGTTTGTTTTGTTGTCTTTGATTTCTTCTATATGCTTTTCCAAGTGGATCTAAATATACTTCCTCCGATAAAGTTAATCCACTAACAGGGCTTATATTACCAAATCTTGCGTTGTTTGCAAAGGTTTGATTAACAGTTGCTGCGCCTACAACTGGCGGTAAACCAGCCGTTTGTCCTAGTCCAGGTAAGCTTGGAAGAGGAGAAGTTTTTAATGGGTTAGGAATTTGTGGAAACTCTCCACCTAATGGTACCATTTCTAGAATAGATTCTATCTTTTCTAAAGTGCTTTCAGCAGCGGCATATGGATTTGGTATTCCTAATTTTACTGCTAAGTCATCAAATAATTCTTCAATATTTCTTGAAGGCATAAAAGGTCTAAACTCTCCATCATTAATATACTCAAATGCTGCGCCCGCTCCTCTAGCATCCATACTATCTTCTAATTGACTAGTAGACATTCCCAATAGTTTAGCTGCTTCAGCGTCTTTAAATAATTCTCTGTTAACTTCAAAGGTTGCTCTGTTTGCATTGAGATATGCATCTACAATTTCTTCCGGTGTTACGGGTCCACCTCTTAAAGTTGCTGATGTAAATAGTTGTCTTGAATCCCTAATACCTTTTTGATATTGGTTTATTTTATATCTAATAGATTTAGCTGGGTCTACATCTACTCTCCTTAGTCCTGCAATACCTGCTAATTCATTTCCTAATTCATATTCATTTCCTCTCTCATCAAATCTTCCTTCAGCATCTACTGGGTACATTGCAAGGCCAAGTCTTCCTAATTGTTTCCAATTAAATGGAGCTTGAGCTTCAACTAAGTGCGCAAGTGCCTTCGACATTTTATCTCCAGGACTATCTTTATCGTTCCAAATTTTTCTACCATCGGAAGTCATACCATCTCTTCCAAGCACAGGAGCGATGTCTTGTAAGGCTTCTGTCCAGATTGCTTCTGTAAAGAAAGGTGAACCAATTTCTTTTGTCGATTCAATTAAACCTAAAAGAAAGTCATCCATTATTCCATCTTTATCTGTCCGTCCTTCGTTAACTGCATTTAGAACTGTTTGGATTGGTCTTGTTAAAGTATCGTATGCATTTAAGTGAGAGAAATCTACATAAGATAGTTTACCTTCTTCATCTTTAAATGGAATTAACGTAGAGTTTTTAGACCAGCTAGGTACATATCTTCTCATTGCATCTATTTCATCTTTACTTACATCGTAGATAGCTTGAGCTGCAGCTACTGTTCCTAACGGTAAAGCCGTTGTAGTTAAACCCATACCCATTAATCTTTGTAGTCCTCTGCTTCTTAATGGATTAACATCTATACCATTAATCTTTGTTGTATAAAAAATTTCATCTAATGCACTCGCTACAATGTTAGTTCCTGTTCTCATTATTTCTGCAGGGAAAGCGACGAAGTTTCCAACAGGAAGTTTTCTTAATCCCTTAATAAATTCTGATACATATGCATAGTTAGGTACATTGTTCTTAACTATGTCTGCTGCTTCTTCTTTTAACCACTGTTCATTCTCACCAAATCTTCTTTTAATTCCTTTCATATCTGTAAACTCTTGACCATCTCTTAAGCCAGCATTTCTATATGCATTATATCTTTTTCCTTTTTCACCTAAGTAAGTAAAGATTTTCCAGAAGTCATCCTCAGCTGTGTAAGCATCTTGTGCAAACTTCTTAGCCTTAGATAATTTTTTTAAGAAACCATTAAGACCTGTTACATTGTTTAAAGTTGCTCCAAAGTCTACATCTTTTAATAATCTTTTTAGATCTCCTAATTGAACCTGAGTATTAACAACACCTAGATCTAATAGTTCTTGATAGAACTCATTGTTCTTTCTCATTCCTGGTCCAGATAATTGTAAAGCGTTCCACGCTTTTTTAACATCATCTATCTGACCAAACGGTAAGATACCATTAGCACCAGCAAAAGCTGCCGCACTAATAAAGTTTCTTGCGTGAGTAAAAGGTGCAAGAATTGTTTTAGCCATCTGAGCTGTCGCTTTAGGATATAAAACTAAATTTTGATAAAGTTGTACAGGCATAGATTTTTTAACGCCTTCTTGTACTCCTTTAATAGCATCGACTGTATCATTCAATGCCCACTTCCCTTGAAGCGGATTAAAAATTTCTTCACCTACTCTAGCAATTTCTTCACCTGGTGTTAAAGGTTTTAAAGTAGCTGCCGGATCCCAATAACCTTTCATATAAGGCTGCATTCCTTCAACTCTTGTAACCCCTTCATCCGTTTCAGTTACTTTTTTTCCAATCATTTGCCAATCCCTACCAGTTCCACCAAAATATTTTTTAGCTTCACCGGGATTGTTAACAAAAATAGGAGGTCGAGGAGCTGCTCCAACTCTACCACCTTGAATCCATTGATCATAAAGTGTTTTCATTTCATCAGATTTTTTAACTAAGTTATCCCAGTACTCATTAGTTCTCACCTGCGTAGATAAATTGTTGGTTCCTTCAACAATAGTTGACATTATGTTTTTACTCTTACCTAAAAGTTTATTAATAATAGGACGCGCTACCCCTGTAACCTCAGAAATTAAAAAGTTATTTGCTTTGTTAGGATCTGTTACGTGTTTAGCTACAGAGTCTATTATAAAATCGGGAAAGTTAGCTCTAACTAAAGCGGTAGAATCATTAAGTTTAAATCCTTTAGGAAGTTCTGCTGAATCTACAATTTCTTCTGTAATTAATTTTGCGTCGGCTAAAGATAATTTTAAACCTTTATCGTCAGCAATTTTAATTAATTGCGCAGCTGTTTCATTCATTATAACTTGCGTAGGTCTATAGTTTTCCATTACTATAGTATCATTAATTCTTGGTTGACCTTGGTTGTTTTTAAATATTTCATAGCCTCTATCCATAGCTTCATTAATTCTTAAAGGTAAAACTCTTTGAAATTCTTTTAAAGATGCTGGAGTAAGTCTGCCTCCCATTGAAGAAAATAATTTTTCCCATTGCAATCTCATTCCATTCATTGCAAGACCTAAACTCTCAATGTCATCATCAGTTGCTTTGTAAGTAGTTCTTAATAGGTCTTTAAAGTTATTTAATCTTGTTTGATCTAGACTTCCTAATAAAACTTTACCTGCCTCATCAATGCTAGGTTTTAATCCTGCACCATCTGCATTAGATAATAAAATGTTATTCATTTCTTCAAGCAACTTATCTTTTTCTCCCTTAGTTGCTTTTCTTCCAATGGTACTTTTTACATTCTTAACTAAACGATCAGTAATATTGTCAATAGAAATCATTGCATTCTCTGCAACGTTTGCATCAACACCCATTGCTCTTTCTTTCTTCATTCCTAATTCAAAAGCTTCAGGAGTTTCAGGTCCTCTTGATCTTAAAGGTCTAGAGATCCATTTATCTACCCACTTATCAAATGGATCAGTAATAGCTTTCCCCGTTCCTTTAGTGTCTCTTAATTTTTTAATACCAGCAAAGCCTGCTCCTAACGCACCAGTAAAAGCTGCGCCTTCTAAACCAAACTTTAATCTATTTAATAATTCTGCTTCAGGAGTTTGTGATTCTCTATCTGTTCTAGTAGGACCCCCAAATAAATCTCCAAAAGTTCCTGCGTCTTCTACATCCCCTACAAAAATTCCTTCTGCTACTCCACCCGACACTGAACCTTTAGCAAATCTTTTAACTTTCTCACCTCTACTTAAATATGTTCCTGCTTCTTTAGCTCTTAATGCAGCTTTAGTTAAACCTGATCCAAGTTTAAATGCTACTCCACCAGGAATACCTATGTTAACAATTAGTTCTGTAATTTTACCAGCGGCTGTTGCTTCAGCTGCTTCATCAAAAGGATTGATCTTTTCAAAATATGCTTCAACTGCTTCTGCTCTATCTTTATCCACACCTAGATCCATTAGGGTTGCTGCTAATGTAGCTGCGCCTTCAGCAATTTTAAATAAACCAGAACCTAGTCCGGCTAGCATTGATTGGGCTACCCCAATATCTTTTTTGTCTGTGGAATTATCTTCTCGTCCTGGAATATAGACCATCTATTACTCCTTATCCGCCGTAAATCAGTTGCTTAATACCTTTTACGATTTTAAATACTTCTTTGGTGTCTCTGTTCATAAAGTAAAGACCTTCATTTTCAGGAGCTTGTAATAATTCAGGCGTTTCTTCATCGGCCTCAATAACGGTTAAACTTTTTCCAGGGTCTGTGTATTGAATAAACAGCTCTGCGGCTGTTTTAGTTTTTTCTCTATCTTTCAATGTACCTGGTAATCCTGCTTTAATTTCTGCAAAAGATAAAGCTTTTTTAGCTGCTTTAGCTGCGTCAGATTTTTTATCTATTTGATAATCAATTATTTTCATTTGTTTCATCAGTGAATCGTAATCTTTTTCACCTGTTAAGTATGCGTTGATAGCAGCTGTTGTTGCTGCATCATCATATTTTTTACGTTCACTTGGACGTTTACTTTCTTCTTCAAAGAATTCACCAAAGCCACTTTTAACTGTTGCGTCAGGTTTTAACATTTTACCAGCTATACTTAAAGCCATTGTCGATGCATCATCAGCTACACCACTTCCATAAGCGTCTTTAAATACTTCTTTATATTCAGCTACTTTTTCTTTAGCGGTTTTTTTAGAGCCCATCATTTCTTTCATAATTTCCTCTAAAGATTTATTTCCTGCTGCTGCTTTTTCTGCTTCTAATTTTTCTAGTAAAATTGCGTTCTCTTGTTCTTTAATTGCTTTAGGTATAGCGCCGGAATCTGTTACAATAGGATCAGGTTCATATTTTTTTTTATACTTGTCTGTAAATGATGCTTCTCCCAATAAAAATTTATTATCATATGGAGTTTCTACTCTAGGTATTAAATCTCCATAACCAAATAGTCCAGCTATTGGATTAATAAGGTATTGATTAATTGGGTTTAAGAAAGGATAAACTCCATAATCCATTACTCTTTCTCCTCCTCTTACTATAGGAGAACGACTAAATCCACCAGTAGTACTAACACCCGCATAACCACCTGGCCCATCTACTAAACCTCTTTTAGGAGTGTTGACTGATCCTCCGTGTTTATATGTAAGACCAGATGCGATCCCCGTTCCACGACTATCGACACGTCCACCTCTAAACATTGGTCTTCTTAAAATTCTACTCATTATGATCCAAAAATTCCCATTTTACCTAGAATACCACCTGCTCCTGCAGCTCCACCTAAAAAGCTAGCCATTGGACTTGCCGGTGCGGCGCTTTGTTGATACCCGACCGTTGTAGTCGGAAATGCTCCCGGTTGTATTTGTGCTAATTGTTGACCGATCAAACCAAGTCTTGTGTAAGGTTCAAATTCTTTTTCTCTTGCAGCCATTGTTGCTGCATCTTTAGTAGCTTGATCGTAAGCTTGTTGTGCTTGACCCATTTGATCCATGTAAGTTCCAAGACCTTGTCTGGTTATCATGTCTTGTTGGGCTGCTCCTTGTGCTTGTTGAAATCCTTGATTTAATAATTGAGCTTGTAATCCTGCTCTGTTAGTTGCTCCTTGATTCATATATTCAGCTAACTGTACACCTTCTCTGCCACCACCATAAGCTCCCGCTCCAATTGCTGCGTCTCTTAATCCTTGTTGATTAATAGCTTGTTGTCTGTCAAATTCTGTTAACGTTGCATCCATTACCTCTGTTTGATAAGGCGACATAAAATCTTTATAGGCGTCTGGACCAACTAAAGATCCTAGACCTCCAGCTGCTGTCATTGCATCTTTTTGTAATTGAGTTCGTGCTGCTACTTGGGGATCATAAACTGAAGTATCAATTTTTTGCCCCATCATTGGTGGGAATTTATCTACAAAAGCTGATAATGCTTTTGAAAGTATCGGTGCTGGTAATGTTTGTGTTTGTTCTATTGCCATTATGTTCGTGCCTCTAAGTTATTCATTACATTATACATTCGTTGTGCTCCTTTATTAACATCTCCACCACCTGCTGCTCTGACGGCATCCGCTGTCATTACAAATTCATTTTTAGAAAGTCTAGCTGGTACGTCATCAGCTCTTTCTTTTTTACCAATAGGTACAAATCCCCCACCTCTTAAATCCATTTCTCTCCCACCAAAGTTTAACATACCGCCGTGTTTAAGTCCAATAATTCCACCTTGCGCTGCTTCTTCAACTGGTGGTTCATAGTATTCACTTAGATTGTTTACTGCTAAAGCTTCTTGAATAGTCTCTTCGTCGTGACCTGCTTCTCTATAATATCTCATAGTTAAATCTGCTGCTTCTTGATCATTAGCTGTCGTCGTTTCTGCAATTTGTGCTTCTTCTTCAGCTCTTATTCTGTCAGCTTCATCTCTATAATCTATTGCCGCTTCTCGAAAAACATCACCTGTACCTTGAGAAATAGTGGGTCCTAATGCAGACAGTGCATCTTTAGCTCCATCTAAACTCATTAACTCTGTTGGATTTTTTCCAAAATTTGCTAAAGTTTCTCTAGTGCCTGTTACATAATCACCTAATGAAGCTAATCCTTCTCTTGTTACATTTTCTGCACCTTGTAAAAATCCTACAGGTGCTCCTTCAGTTGTACCAAATCGAGCCATTGATTCTCCAGGACTCATTCCTTCTGGCAGACCCCCTTCAATACCACTTCTCATCTTAGTTGCAAATTTATCAGAACCTGTAGCTCCAAGTCCAGTAGCTATTGCTACAGACAATGCATTTAAATCACTAATATCTTCTATAGGTGTTTCATCAGCTGCAATTTGTCCAGCCATATTCATACCTCCGGCTGCGAGTGCTCTATATAAAGGTCCCATTGTACCTGGTAACATAAGAGTTCCAATACCAGCAGCATAAGGAGCCATAAATCTTAATTCATTTGGTAAAAGTTTATCACTAACTTTAGAAAAACCTTTAACAAAAGGATTTAATACTTTTTTAGTGGCCTTTTTACGTGCTCTATTTAAACTTGATAAAATTCCCATAGTTTCTTTTTATATTATTAATGTTAAGGCAAGTGCGCGAGGCTTGTAAAAATGCGCGTAACGTACAATTTACTAGCTTTTTCACTAACCGTCAATCCTATTTACTTGCAGAACCTAAAGGAATTTCTGCTATTCTTAACTCTACATCCCTTTTAATGTGTTCTTTTTTAGTCGCAGTGTTAGCATTATTTACATCATCATCCGCTTCTTTATCTGATTGGTATTCTTTACCAGTTTCAGTATTCGTCAGAGTAATCCATACTTCAGGCTTAATGTAAGCTACATCTTTACCATCTAACTTTTCATATTGTACACTTGCTTCTTGTTCTTTAAACGACATATTATTTATCCTCCCTATTAATTTCTAATAAACTTATTGTTACATCTGGTCCTGTTATATCAGATAATAATTTTAATGTGTCTTGTTCTTCTAATATAAGAACGTTAGTTACAAATTCTTCTTTACCTTTTTGAGCTAAAGAAGCAGAATTATCATAAATAAAATCTGTACTACTTGCATAGTCTCCTACAGTAACAGTAATATCCGCGGCCCCCGCGCCGTTATTATAGACATGAATAGACTTAACTAAAGCTCTTGAGTTATCAGGAACTGTATAAGCAGTATTAACAGTTGCTGCTACTAAATCAGTATTTATTTTTCTATATACATTAGCCATTAAACCACGTAAACCTTTCTTGATCTTCTTTTAGTTGAGTTAAAAATGTAGAATTTAATTGTTCAACAATTAAACTTATTGATCTATTAATTTGTCTTTGATTATCTTCTGTGTATTCTTTTTTAGGTTCTGGTAATCTTACTACAATCTTTGTCATTATCTTCTACCGTCTGGTTGTATGTCTACTTGAAAAGTTCCAAATCTCCAACTTTCTCCAGCATTTATATTTTCTAATTTTAAATTAGCATACCTTCCTCTTGCTCTTGTGTCTACATGAGTAGTGCTTGGAAGAACAGTAAAAGGACTGTAGGTAGACTCCACTTCATCGGTAGCTGGATAATCAGTTACACCGACTGTTACATCATTACTTCCTGTTAAAACTTTAAAATTTGGTAAGAACCTACGCATAGCTAGGAATACTTCACTTTGATCTTTCTGTAAAGAAAAGCTAAAGGATTGAATAAAAGAAGTAAGTTTTGTTGTAGAACCATCGGGATTTAATTGATCGGTCCCCGTTTCGTGTTCAAAATAAACGGTTTGACCTAATCCCGATTCTCCAATAATTGATGGAAAAGTTCCAGAAGAAGCACTATTAAATTGAGTAGCATAAGGTCTAGGATATATTAAAGTATCCATCCAACTTGTTCTATTAAAATTAGTATTAGTATTTGTATACCATGTTCCTAAAGGAGGTGGGTTAGACTCACCATAATTATATACAACAGATCTATTATTATAAGTTGATCCGGAACTCGGATACCACCAAACAACCTCTGTAAATAAATTATTTAATCCTGCACAAATTTGTTGACCTTTAGTGGTGTCTACATCATCAAAAACATAATCTTCAACCGCGCAAGGTAAAGAGTTAACTGTACCATCAAAAGAAAAGAATCCATTATTAGACATCCAATAAGCAACACCATCAATTTCAATACAAGAATTTTTACCTATTAAACCACAGTTAGTACCTACTTGTTCAAACCCAAATGTAAATGGAGCACCTACAAATTTCATTGTATACAATGCATTGTCGGTCCAAATTAAAATATTTTCTTTAGCAATTAACGCGCCTACAATTTTTGTTCCGTCTTGAAGTCTTTGTGTACCTGCTGAGTTAGTAGCTAAAGGTGTATATTGGTTTAATTGTTCTGCGTTAGAAAACCTAACAAACATATCATCTTGTGTTGATGTATCTCCAATAGTTGTTTCAGTTCCTAAATGAATTAAGTGTCTAGTTGTAGGAGATACTAAACTAATTCTTGACGCCGTAGGATTTCCAGCAGCCTCATTAGCTTGCGCTCCTAAAGTATTGCCTGAAGTATAAGTTCCTGTTCCTGTCCAATAAGATGAATTTTGTAAAGTACTTGATCCTCCCGACAATGTTTGTCTTGATGCTTTTACACTTAATCTTGCCGAAGCAGATGAATCCCATGTATAAGTTTTTCCGTTTGCAATTGTTGCAACTAAAACATCACCCCAATTACTTAAAGACCAAAGTCCAGGTTCAAGAGTAACGGTTGATGCCTCTACCGCTGATCCCCATCCAGCATAATTAGTAGCGTTAGTAACAGTGCTTCCGTCTGTATGAATTGCAGTTGATGTACCATTTGTCGCTCTAGTTTGGCCGGTTAATTCATTTCCAGCTACTCCAGTATAAGTTATTAATTCATTATCAATAGCAATAGTTCCACCACCTGTGGGAAAACCTGTAGAAGATGCTACTCTAATTTGAACAGCAGATCCATTATTACCATTAGCATCAGCTGCTAATGCACCATCCAAAGTTGTTTGTAGTGCACCTGAAACTGTACCACCATAATTTCCAACACCAAATCCGTAACCATAAGTTTGTTCAGTTGGACCAATATGAACATAAGGTTTTACTGTCATGCTTCCACCTGTTGTAACTGCGGCGCTAGCTTGGTTTAAAGAATTAATAGTAAATGTGGTAGGAGTAGGAACACTTAAAACTTGAAAAAGTTTATCTTCAAAATCACTTGCGCTTAAACCTGTTCCTCCTGGTAGAGTAACCGAATCTAATTCAATAATATCACCAGCCGTTAAATTATGATCTGATGTAGTAGTAATAGTACACGTTTTAACGGTTGTACTATTGGTTGCTAAAGTAGAAGAAGTAAAGGTGACAGGAGCTCCTGCATTATTATCTACATATGGAGTAATGTCATAAAGTTGACCTTCAAAATAAATAAGTAAAAATTTATCAGTACCAATAGCCACATATCTATTTCCAGTTTTATCTACAAAAGCATATTGTGCTCTTGCTACTCCAACAATGGTATCTGTCAATAAAGAAGACCATCCTCCTACTTTTTCTGGAAGACCATATCTAAATCGAGCTAAATCAGAATCAACCCATCTGCCTTGTGCTCCCACACTGGTGTCTTGTTTGTCTATTCCAGGAGCAAACTTAATTGTCGTAAGCATTAGACTCCTTAATTAGTGTTAGTTTTATATATCCAACCTTTTGTTGCATTGGAAGTATAGATAAGAGTTACCGATTGGTTGTTATTGGTTAAATCTACATTAGTTGCTGCGCCTAAAATATTAGTACCATTTCTATCGACAGTACATTTGTTAGATGCAAATCCTCCAGTACTAGATGTATCCATAATTGTAACTTCATCGCCAGCTGACGGAGTAGCGGGAAGTGTAACTTGAATAGTTCCACCACCACCTGAGTTTGTAACTCCCATTACTACATCACCATTGACTGCTATATAAGGTGAATTACTTCCATTAGTAACAGTAACATAGCCTTCTTTTAAAATTCCTAATAATTTCATGGCATTTGAACCTGTACCATCTGTATAAAAAGCGGCGGTCGCACCCACAGGAAGAGGAATAATTCCTGCTCCTGATCCACCTACATTTGAAACTCCAATTGTAAAATTAGAAGTTCCTCTTACTGTGCTATCTTTAACTATAAAAATTCTTTCTGCACCTGTTGGCATTGTAATACTTCTACTAGCTGCCAAAGTTCCAGTTACTTCAATCATTAAATTTTTACCTGTTGCTGTAGTATCTCCTAAAGCAGAACCATTGTCTAAGTTTAATGTTAAATTTCCAGCAGCAATACTAACTGTATAGTATCCTGAAGCTGCTAATTCTAAAATTTTTAAATTGTCATTAGTAATACTTCCCCACAAACCAGCTTTTTCGCCGGTTGTCATTATTTCTAATTGTAAATCATCTGAATAAGTTGATGCCATATTATGGTGTTCCTCCGTACGGTTTTATCTCTTTCCACACATTAGTTGGTCCTGGTTCTATTGGATTCCACACAATAACTCCAGCACTATTAACTGTAAATGTTAAAGCATTTGCTTCTACATTTACAACTGCAGATCCTGTCACTGTAGGCTGAGTTGACGCAGTTGTCAAGGCATTAGATGCAGCAGTAATATTTGCATCTCCTGAAATTACTGGCGTGCCTATACTTAAAGTAAGAGGATTTGGATCAGCTGTAAGATTGACAGTTGTTGTCACTGTCGGCATTACACTTGTAATATCTAATGGATCAGCCGCAACAACTTCAATAATATTGTTAGCAGAAATATTTACATTACCAATTGCAAAGGTTAATGCGTTTGCATTAGCCGTAATCTGTGCGTCTAATGGAACAGTAGTTGCAAAAGGTATTTGCGAAAAAGTAGAAGCACCAAAGAGCATGGTTTACGCTCCGTTGTCGATGATGTTATTGCCCTCTATCTTGGCCCATTCTTGAATTTCTTGGTAATCTGTGTTGTCTGGATCTAATGGTACAAAAGAAGAAACCCCATCTTTTACCATAGTATAATTTTCAAAATCTCCATCTATATAATTTTTTGTTACTGTTTCAATCATTATAACTCCGAATCAAATGTTGCGCCTGTGTTTAAAGAAGTATCTCCTGAGCCTATACCATTTACATAAACAGTAACATGATTTATGTTTGCATTTTGCGTTCCAGTTCCAGTTCCTGATGCTGAAAACGCAACTGTTGCAGTTGGTGTTGCTCTCATTGTATTTTTAAAAACAACTTCACTTCTGGAATTGTTGTTTGTACTATTTATAGCATATAACCATTGAGAAGATTTTGTTTTAAAATAATATCTATAGCATCTATTTAAATTTACCTCATAAGGTAAAAATTCAAACTCGGAAGCTGTATCGCCGGCTTCTAATTGAATTCCTGTAACCCAGAAATTATTTGATGTACTACTAGCTAAATTAACTTGTCCTACATATCTATTAGCAGTTGTCGTAGTTCCCCATGAAGTAGCTAAACTACCTGAAGTGTAATCAGTTCCGGCTCCTAAACAAAATTGAACTGTTAAGCTCGCATTATTATCATTAGTGAATGCTCCTGTTGTATCCCCTGGAAAAGTAAGTGTTTTATATTCCCAAGTTGAAGCTGATGAAATTGTATAGCTTGCGGATATTGATCTTGAATTATCACTGTCTGCTATTTCACAAATATAAGTTCCTGTTAATACTGATTTTACCCAAAAAGATAAAGTTAGAGGAACTGCATCAGATGTTCCTTTTTTTAAATATTGTACATTTTGACCTTCAACGAATTGTTGAATAGTAATTAAATCACTAGCTCCTAAACTAGCGTCAGCAGTTGTACAATCCCATTTCATAGAATTAGCAAAACCTGAACCAGTCGGAACATCAGTATCTTGCGATTGTGTCCAAGTTCCCGCCGTGACTATTACACATCTATATCTATCTAAAGTGTTATAACCACTGGATGTAAGAGAAGATACAGATGTATTTCTTTGACTAACAGCCATGTCACCATTAATTACTATATTCTTCGACTGAACGATGTTTGCCATTTTAACATTGGCGATTGAATCATCAGGAATTGTGCTTGCTATGTTTGCTATTCTTGTTAGTGCCATTATCCGAACAATGCCTCCACTTCAGCATCGGTTAAAGCTTCACCTGTTTTTAGTTTAGCTTTTCCTGAAACTTTGTTGTTTGCTTTGGCTGTATCAGCATCTTTAATTTCTTGAATCTTTAAATCAACTTCATCTTTAGTAGGTAATGTTGCAGTGTCATCATTTAAAATAATATGTTCATATTTCATTCGTTGGTTATTTGGAATTACAGCGCCGCTATCATCTGTTTTTCTCCAGCCATACCATTGAACTTTATCTTTATTAAAATGTGCTAATGCTTCTTGTAAATAATCTCTATCCATTTTATGTTTCTCCTAATTTTTTCATAATAACATAAGTTTGATTATTGCTAGTGTTGCCTTTCATTGTTGATCCATTAAGATTATCAATGTCTAACTTAAATTTTACATTTGCTGTATCAGTTACATCAACAATAACTCTAGCCGCAAAATTAGCTTTAAAATCTCCAGTATCTCCAGCTTGTGCGTAACAAGCTATAGCCCAAGCACCACCATTGTTTATTGTAATTTGTATTGCACTATTAGCAACTGTATCTCCACCAGTATTAGTTAAATGAACTTCAAATTCTACTTCCCAAATACCAGTTGAAGGAAAAGTCCAAACACCAGAACTAGGAGCAGAAAAAGCAGTACCAATTCCAGCAAAATTATTAGTATCAACTCTTTCCCAATTAGCAGTAATTGGTTGAGCATTAGATGATGTGTCTGCTGTTTGTCTCCACATATCCATTCCAGGAAGTCCAGGATCACCAAAACTGTTGGCAGTCCCATTATTTGTAATCGTTGCTCCTGAAGGAATTATAATAGTGTCACCAGATGCACCGATAGTAATAGTATTAGCATTCTCGTTAATAATATTATTACCTGCTGCGTCTTGGATTGTGTCTGCTTTTAATATACTAGTCATTGTACCTCTTTATCATAAATTTTAATTAAAATCCTACTAATTTAAAACCGTTAAACCATGTTTGAGTGGTTTCTCCATTTACTCTAGCCGCTCCACCAGAAACAGTATTAACTGTAGTAAATACTTCTACATAATCAGATGCACCTAACTCTATTACCGCTGAACCAGCACATACTTTTCCTCTACCATATCCAGCAGTTCTACTATCTAAGTTGCCAATATAATGAATAATAGTTCCATTTTTTTTAAAGGTACAATGAGTAGTTTGCATTTCACTATCACTATCTGCTGAATTATAAACACTAGTCGAAACAAAATATTTTCCAGCAACTCCGGGAGTAAATCTGTAATTAGTGGTATCGTATGTTGAACCACTATCGTAAGTTGCAACATTAAAAGCAACTTTTGCCTGAGTATTATCAGAAAGAGTTTGAGCTACTGTAGACATTGCAGCTTGAAAAGCTGGAGTGTTAGCGCCCGCACCAGAAAAAGTTGTTCCTGAAGGAATATTAACAGTCTCTCCAGATTGACCAATAGTAATCGTCCCTGATCCAGAGCTAGTTTGAATTTGTCCTACTTTTAATATTCCGTCTGCCATAATTATTTCGGATTATCCGTCCTTACTTTATTATATTTTACTACATATTCGTCCCATTTTGTAGTGTCACCACCTATTTCTTTTTCTGTATATGCTTCTACAAATTCTAAAATTGATGGGTACTCTGCTTGTCTTTTGTATTTGTATTGATCAGGATCAACCCAAGCATTAACTTGAGTCCAATCAATAGTAACCAAACTGTTGTTTTCATCCCAAGCCGTAATAGTTTCTTGAGTATCACCGTTTATGCCTTTTACATTTGTATGAATATTGTATATCGCTTTATGTAAATCTGCCATTATGCTAATACCTCCATAACTGTAATTGTTGAAGCTAATCTTGGTCTATGTTCATCATCAGTATCATCATAAGTTCTATTTAAATAGGCAGTAGTATTATCGACTTGTCGCCATTGTAACTTATACGTGGTCGCAGAAGTACTCGAGGGTGAGTCAAGAAAATTCATTGTTCTTTCCATTCTACTGTAAATATCTGGTGGTCTTAGACCAACAGTAATTCTTGATCTACTTCCAGAAGCATCTCCAATACAAATGTCTGTTGAATCTCTTACAAGTCTTAAATGAAGATTATAACCTGAATTTGTTGCTACGTTAGCACTAAAAATAACTAAAATTTTACTCGATGTTGCAGATGGCGTAATCGCTACTGACATTCCTGATATATCTGCATAACTGGCTGATTGAGTAACAGAAGTAGTATCTGTTTTAGTTGTAGAAAGCACTTGGCCAATTTTTCCAAAACCTGATGCAGTTCCAGAATTAGAAATCGTTGCGCCAGATGGAATAGTTATTGTATCTCCTGATGCTCCAACTGTTAAAGTTGTTCCTGTAGCTGGTTGTATTAAATTTGTCTCTAATGTGCTCATTATAATATTGCGAAAGTGCTCCCTGATGGAATAGTGATTGTACCACTTACTGTAACTGGACCAACCAATGCTCCGTTGTTAGAACCCGACATAGATATACTCGACCATGTCTGAGCGTTTTTTAAAAAAAATGTTGACGCTAAAGAACCAGCGGTCACCGTCGCGTCTGTCGGTGTCCCGATGTCATATGTATCACCCAAGACTACACCAAAAAAAGTATCTGATGCAGCAGGATTGCCGGTAAAAGAAATTGTAGACCCTGTAATAGTAAAGGCTGAAATCGGTTCTTGGATCACAGATGAAACAGAAATAATTACAGATGCTTCGTTTCCTGGAGACACAGCTGTCCCGCCAACCGTTAAGTTAAACGGTCCTGGTGTTGATCCGGTGAACGATCCTGATATATCGTCCAAAATTTGATACGCACCTGTTTGGGGCGATTTTCCGACGTATGCCATATGTTAGTTCCTTTACTCTGTTGGGATCGGGTTTGCAGTCTTAACAGCAGCTACATGGTCTTTCCAAGTAGTTGTACCATCAACATTGTCGTGGTACTGCATGTCGAGCTGTGAGCCCAGATCACCGTAGGCGTTTTTTCTTGTAGCTCTAACTGCATTTTGTCTCTCTTCGAGATCTGCAGCAGAGTCTACAGCGTTCAGTTGATCGTCAGTTGGTTGAGCCAAACCAGAAACATTCCAGCTTTTTATGTAAGGGCCTTGACCATTTGAGTCATCCTGAAGCAAAACGTCTGTCATAAAGTCTACATTTGCTACGCCGTTATTAGCGCAATAAGTTTTGACCTTGCTTGATAGTGATGCCATAGTTTGTTCTCCTTTGTTATCTTATATTATGGTTTTGTTGGAAATACAACAGCATTT